CAAACGTGATGATGAGAACAATGAGCACCCAGGTCTTGATTGTCACGGTGTTGTCGCCGATTCCGTTGCTGCGTCGATCTTTGATGTCGGTCATTGGTCGGTCCGCCTTTCGGGATTCGTTTTTGCTTCCACCCTGCTTAGTCCACAAACTTCAAATCGCAGGGGATACCGAACATTATGAGGTTCAGGGTCATCATTTCATCAGCACCTTTTTCTGCGCTAGCGAACCACAACTCCCGCAGCATCGCTTCTTCGGCCTGCTGATGGCATCGGTTAATCTCGGAGATGGGGATGGCTAGCTCTTTCATTGTTATCTATTTATAAATCTTGTTCTTCCCCTGAAGGGAAGACAATTAGGAGGAGGAAGGGCCAATCTTCCTCCAATTAGTTCCAATTCACTAATCATCCATCCATATCCTGATGCTTCATGAACCGATAAAAATAACTTGAAGTATCTATATGCCTTCTCAACAATAGAAACATCGTACGTTCTCATCTCCGAATTACCCCAAGATGTTTCGTTCAAACGCCGATCAAGAGATTCCCATGTTAAATCGTCATTGCTGCCAGTAAGTTCAAATGTTCTTGGTGCTCCTGGGTAATTCGCGTTATTACTATTACTGGTAATAGTATATGACGAAACCCATGCTTTGTTTCCTTCCCCAAGGTCCACTTTAATCCATGTGGCAGCGGTAGAGTTCCAATACCACGGGTCACCAGATTCCGACTGATTAAACGCTTGAAAGGTTAGGTTATTGGGAGAAGTTTCGTTGCCAGCACTCACAACGACCGGAGAGGGAGCGGTATTGGAAGTCATTAATGGTGTTATGCAATTTGCATTATGTGAATATCCTGCCATAGCATCACCTAATCCGTAATCCTGTTTACAAAGCCCTCGATAATAATCATGCCAGACGATCCGGCATACGCACAGACTTTAACCGAGTTGTTGATCGGAATACCGGGGTCGATTGGAACCTTTCCGGATTGATATGGGATCGTAACCTTCGTGGGATTTGATGTCCCGCCTTTTTCAATCGTCAGGACGAGATCGGAGGTGTGCATGTTGTGTGCCCACATCCAGACCTCGTCTTTCCCGGCGGTGCCGGACAGCGCCTCGTGAATGGTTCCAGCCGTTCCTGACGTGCTGGCATTGACGACGACGCCGATTCCGTTCGTAGATCCAGACAGGAATTCTTTCGTGTAAGTTGCCATGGTTATCTCCTAACTGAATATCTGGACTTGCAGGATGTCGGCACCGCCACCCCCGCCCCCGGTTCCAGATGTCCCTGACGTCCCGGACGTCCCGGCGCCGGAAGTTCCTGATGAGCCGGAGGTACCCGATGTGCCGTGTGTGCCGTCGGTACCGGAAGTTCCATGACTGCCGGCCGATCCGCTGGTGCCAGAGGTTCCACTTGTTCCATCGGTGCCACTGGTTCCGGAGGTTCCAGGCGCCCCAGGCTCTCCTGGGCTACCATCTTCTCCGCTGGTACCACTTGAACCAGATGTGCCGCTGGTGCCCGATGTTCCCCCGGCACCCTGTTCCCCGGACGTCCCGGATGTACCAGATGTTCCATGACTGCCATTTGTGCCGCTGGTTCCGGAAGTTCCGTGGCTACCATCGGTTCCCGATGTTCCGCTTGTTCCGCTGCTGCCATGCGTTCCATCCGTACCGGAGGTGCCGCTCGATCCCGCTGGTCCAGACGTACCAGAAGTACCAGAAGTTCCCGATGTTCCATCTGTACCAACGGCGGTAGAAGAGGTTCCGGAAGTCCCGCTGGTAGATGAACTGCCGCTGGACCCAGACGTTCCGCTCGTACCATGGCTGCCATCCGACGACGTGCCGCTGGACCCCGATGTGCCAGAGGTTCCAGAGGTTCCGTCGGTGCCGACCGCTGTGCTTGACGTTCCGGACGTGCCAGATGTGGATGAACTGCCGCTGCTGCCCGACGTGCCAGAGGTTCCCGAACTGCCGTCAGAACTCGTACCGCTGCTGCCGGAGGACCCAGACGTGCCGCCTGTTGCCGAGGTTCCCGAGCTTCCACTGGTTCCTGATGTTCCATGGCTTCCAGACTCTCCGGTTCCTGAAGATCCAGACGATCCGCTGGTTCCTGATGTTCCATGCGTGCCGAGACCCGACGTGCCACTGGATCCCGACGAACCTGACGTGCCACTGGACCCCGCAGACCCGCTCGTACCAGCCGAGCCCTGCATGGGGTTCGCGAATACCACGTTGATGGTCTCGGTAGCCCCGTATGTCACGTTGATGTCGGTTGTCACGCAGCGGTCCCCGCGGTTCCTGCCGTATCGGTCACGGCGTAGAGGATTTCAAGTTTGCCGACGCTCACGGTCGCGACTTCGCTGGCGGCTGTCGTCACCTGGATGTCGTAATCGTATTCGCCGGGATCGATGTTGGTATCGGAGTTCGTAAGGGTGATGTTGGCGGATCCCGAAGTGCCGGACGTCGTGTCGTCAAACGTCGTGACGATCTTCTGGATGCTGGCCTCGGCGTCGGGCAGCGACCAGTTGGTCTTCGCCGTGAAATGCAGAGCCCAGTTCTTGATGCAGTAGGCGACGCCCGCAGAGTTCTTGAATACTACGGGAATCGTGTAGGTGTCGCCCCTGTGAACGGTGATGCGATGCAGCGCCATGGCCAGTCCTCCCCTCTATCGGACATGGAGTTCGGCGTCGATGAGCGCGGTGCCGGAGGTCCCGACGTTTACGTAAAACATCATGAACGGCGCGGCGGGCGGGCTGAAGGTCACGATACCCCGGGTCCCGGCGACGCCCCCTGCCGTGCCGATGGTTCCTGTGGACGGAGAGAAGTACGTGCCGTCGAAGATCGGGCAGACCTTGTAGGAGAAAACCGCCGAGCCCGCCGTAGCCTTGCCGCCAGCGGGATGCGTGTAGTAGGATAGTGAGAAGTCGCCGTTGCGCGACACGTCACGGATGTCGATGGGACCCGCCGTTCCGGATCCACTTTCCGTGACCGTGGTGTTCTTGAAGAGACCGAATGTGCTTACTCCGGGATATCGTGCCATGGCTTCATCCTCATTTTAACGTGCGGGGACCGGCAAGTCGTGCCACCAGCCCCCGCACGGAAGGGGGTTTAGAGCGCCGAACCAGATGTTCCCTTGGCCGCGACGGCAGACGTTCCCGCATATGCCGCCGAGCCCGCCTTACCAGCAGACGTAGCGAGGGTCGCAAGACTGACGACGCCAGCGGTGCCAACGGTCGTCGCATACGAGACATTCGTGACGGTCGTGACTTCCGCCACCTTGCCGTCAACGAGTACCTGCTTGCTGCCGGTCTCCAGATCCTCGATGAGTTTCTTGAACTTGAGAATCGCCATTTTCAAAGTCCTCCTGATGAGGGAAATGTGGTGCGCAACGGGGTTGAGTTGTTTGGTCGCCTGTCCGGTTTGCCTCCGCTAGAGGTTGGCCCTACCGCCCTCCCGGCCGCCCTACGCTTCGCTAAGGGCACGGCGGCCTCCGGGCTATGCGGGCCACCTTCGCGGGACAAACCTATGCTTCTCCTAGCTCCCGAACTCGCGCATCCGCATCCTTCCCTGCATGGCGATGGTCTTGTGCATCTTCTCGCTGCGGGCGTCGGGAAGCGGGCCGAAGTTCGATGTGAATCTGTCCTCGTAGTACTTGGACAGGTTGAGGTTGACGGTCTCGGTATCGGGTTTCTTGAACGCCAGATGCGCAGCCCAGTCGCAGATCTGCTCGTGGTAGCGTTCGGGGATCTCGGGCTGCGTCTGGAGCGTGAAGGGCATGAGCGGCAAGCGGCTGACCACAAGTCTTGCGGTGCCCGCGGTGCCCGGTGCCTGGACAAAGGTAATGGTGTCGTTGGGTTCGTTGAGGAAACACCACGGATCGCCGCCGGTGCCCGATGTGCCTATTGTTCCCGATGTGCCGATCCAGCCCGTGCTGAGTTCGTCCAGGTCCTCGTAGGACATGGGTCCCTTGAGCGGGTAGGTCATGGAGGAAAGCTGGCAGCGTCGGATAGCGAGGATCTTCGGGCTGAGGTTGTACACCGCCCGATCCTGCGTGGTGACGAGATAGCACAGGGCGCGGGTGCCTGCCGTGCTGGCCGTGGCAGCCGTGCCGTAATCGGTTGGAGTCGTGGCGTCGATGATGAGATGCGAGCGGCGACAGGCCTGGACCTCGGCATAGTTCAGGAAGCGCAGGATCTCGACGTCGGACCACAGGTACGGGGCCTCGTTGTCGTCGAGGATGCTCTCCCTCATGTAGGCGATCAACTCGCGGCCCGTCATGGCTATGCCTCCGCTATGGCTTCCGCCTCCGGTTTGACGTCAAGCTGGATGACCTGATACGGGAATCGCTTGATGTTGCGCGTATAGACCTTGCCGTCGTCACCCTTGATTGAGATGGTCTCGGTACGGGTATCGAGCATCTCGCGGACGGGGCGCGGCAGGTCGATTTCGACGTTGGGCTTGGCGAGGAACGCATAGCCGTTGAGCGACATGAAGATGCCGTCCTTCGGCAGCTTCTCGGTCTCGTTGAGCACGATGCGGTCTCGCGGATGCCCGATGGGGTTGACGAAGTACTTGTCGGGATTATCCTTCATGTCCTTGGCGGTATCCTTGCGGTTTTTGGCCTCAATTGCCTTGGCTTCGTATTCGTCTGCTTTGCTCATTGCAGCCTCCCCCTCGTGGGTATTGTAAGGGGGCGAGGGCATCGCTACCCCCGCCCGGTTGTGGTTTGGTTACGCCTGAGTGTACGGGTAGCAGACCAGGTCTTCCCAGTCGTTGACCGTACCGTTCGTGCCGCCCGTATCACCGCTGCACACTGAGTTCGTGCGAATCCAGCCCCGGGTGCCGTTGGCCGCGTACTCCATGTAGCCGAGCGCCACGTGGCCGTCAGGGAGGTCGGGAAGCAGGGCGTTCGTGGCAGAGGTGCCCTCGTTGCCCGCCGTGATGGTGCCGGAAGTCCCGAAGCCCGAAGACACGAGGTACTTGACATACGTCGCCGAAGCCTGCGTGCCCGCCGGAAACTCCATGTTATCGCGATTGTAGATCGTTCCCCACCTGCCGTTGATGACGGCGGTAAGCAGGTTGCCGATCTTGATGCCCCCCGTGGATCCCGTGCCGAGGTTCGCCGCGAAGGTCGTGCTTGCGGTTCCGCCCGCGCCTCCAGCGACAACCTTGTTCGTCACGGACTGGATCGCCCGGCGGATTGCGTTGTCCTTGAATGCGTCGTAGACGTTTCGGCCCGCCTGGCTGACGGACTTGACGGGATCGTCGAATTTCTTGTAAGCCATGGTGTGTCCTCCATTGGTGGTTGTGTTGTCCCGGGCTTTGAGGCAGAGGTGGCGTCACCCGCCGGGATGAGCGGTGCGCGTGTAGTGTGGACTAGCCGTCAAAAAGCTAATCCGTACAGGCACATTCGTACACGGCCATCCAGGCATCATTTAAAATCACGGTGCCCTGCATGGTTTTCCATCCCACGCTGCCGCGCTGACCGAGGTTATCGCCGCCACGCGGAATCCCGGGGTTCAGCACCATGGGCGTGATGGCAAACTTGCCCTTGAGTGCGATGATCCCGTAGGCGTCGCGCCCGAAGTACATCACGGGGTAGACGTCGCAACCCGTGCCCGAGGTCGTGATCTTGCCGGTGGTCGTTGCGCTGCCTCCATCCTCGTAGGGCGTGAAGATCGTGGACTTCAGGTATCTGACATCCTCGCAGGCCCCGATTTCGGTCTCCCAGGCACTGATGTTGCCGTAGTCCGCAACCGAGGTGAAGCCCGTCAGGCCCCGGATGTCCGAGGTCAGATCGACGTGCGTGACGCCGACGTATGCGGGCAGGATGGACTCGGTGTTGAAGCTCGGCGTGGATTTTACGATGGACGTGATGTGCTTGGCCTCCTGACGCTCAAGGGCGCGGACGATCTTCCGCTGGTCGGCACGGCTGGCCACCGCCACGACGGAGGTCCTGCCCGCCACGCTGTTGGCGTAGAAGACGTTGGAACACGCCTTGAGTATGTCATACCTGTTGATCTCCACGACCTTCGCTGCCTGCTCGGCGATGATCGACATCGACTCGTGCTGCACGGCGTCCTCGTGGGTATCGGCCACGATGTCCGTGATCTCAACAAAGTCACCGTCCTGGTACAGGGTGACGCTGATGTCGGACTTCGTGAGCTTCTTGCCCGGAGGGGTCACGCCTTCGGTGAGCCGGGTTCCCGTGGTTGCCAGTGCGTTGTAGCGCCGGAAGGTCATGGACTGCGTGCTGTTGGCGGGCAGCGACTTGGCCTGGCCGAACTTCTCCAGGCACAGGTACGGCATGGCGCGTTTCAGCAACTCGACCACGACATACGCAGCAGTTCTCGGAGAGATGTCCCCGTATGTGGTTGTATTTGCCATTGATTTTCTCCTTTACTTTTGCAGCGCCTCGTCGAACGCGGACTCGAAATCGTCGGCAATGCCGTGGCTGGGGTTGACTGCACCCCGGCGGCTGATTGGCGATTCCATGGCCTTTTTCTTCTTGGCCTTCTCGGCTTCGATCTCCTGCTTCTTCTTGTCGATCTCGACGACGTTGTCCGGTACGGCTTCGGCGGATGGGGTCGTGATGTTGTTTTCCTTCTTGAAGTCTGCGAGCAGCGAAATGACATCGGCTGCCGCCCCGTGCTCGTAGGCTTCCTTCATGCCGACCTGGAGGTAGGCGGGCTTGGACTCGATCCACTTGAGGACCGTTCCGTCGTCCCGGTACTTCTCGAAGTCAGGATGGGCCGTGCGAATGGAGTCGAAGTGGAAGATCTTGTCGGCTTCCTCGCGGGCCTCTTTGGTCTCGGCCACAAACGTCTCGGTGGGTTTAAGCTGGGAACGCAGTTCGTCGGCGAAAGACTTCTTCCACGAGTCGAACTCCTCCCTCAGCTTGGTGAATGCCACGTCGCGCTTCAGGCCTTCCATCTTGGAGACCAGATCGAATTCCGCTTCATAATCCTTGAGTTCGGCCTTCTGTTCGTCAGTAAGGATTCCATCGAGGATCTTGCGGAGATCGAATGGCTCGGCCTCCTTTTTATCGACAGGAGCGGGTTCCGGCGGCTTCTTAGCGGCTTCGACTTCGGCTAGAAGCTCCTTCTCCCTGGACTCCCATTTCTCTTTGTCTGATTTGTGGATGCCCTGAAGGGTGAGCCATCGCTGCTTGTAGGCCTCGTCCGATTCCCCGTCTTTCTGCTCGGGCTTCACGGGCTCGGCGGGCGGGTCCTTGACGACAGTCTTTTCCGGCTCCTTCTCGGGCTCCTTCGCAGGCTCGGCTTCGGCATCCTTCTTGGGCTCGGGCTCCGGCTCTTTCTGCTTGGCCGGATCGTCGGCATCGCTGAGGTCTGGTGTCGCGGTCTTCTCGGCTACGTC